TAAAACTCCACGCCATCAAAAAGAATCCGGCGATCAGCGCGGCGATCCAGCTTGCAACGCTGTGGACGTATAGCAGTGCTGTCACGCCGGCAATCAGAACGACGCCTGCGGAGATCCGCGCAATCCATCTTCGGCTTGAAATCATCAGGTATAAAGCGGCTGGCATCGTCACAACCAAATACGAGCCGAGAATGTTTTTATTTACAAACGTGCCTGCTGGCATGCATGACTGTTCAAAATAGTTGCCGAACAATACTATTCCGTTGGCTTGGGCTATTCCAAGTGCTGCGTTGAATCCAGCGCCCCATGCCACAGTCCACAGCAAAGCTCTCCACCACAGCCCTCCGCGTAGAATGTATACGAACCAGAACAGCGCGGCATATCCTGTGGCGTGCTTGAGCGACCACCAGCTTTTATATAAATTGACTGACCAGACCATTGACTCTGCAGCCAAGGCAAGCAGAAAAACAATAATCCATACGATTGCAGGAATGCGTAGCGGTCCGTTTTTTTGAAACAGATACCCTGCTGTTAATATCAGCGCGGTCCAATGGAGCATGTACCACCTGGCGTCGCCGGAAGATTCTGCAACCGAATTATCAAATGCTACCGGAATAAGCAGCATGAACAGCAGAACAAGGCCGCGCCTGAATCTGTCAATATTGTTGTGCAGCAAAGTTTTCCTCCGGTGATTCGGAATATCTCTGGCCCGGATCGTCGAGATTGTCGCTTGAGCCCATGCTGGATGTCATCGTTGCCTCTACCACCTGCCCCTGCCCTGGCATGATCCCCATGCGCTCCCGAACCAGCGCCGTGATTATCACCATGGAATCGGCGATATCCGGACTTTGCCCGGCGCGCCCCTTCATGGCCACCTTGGGCTCCACACAGATCGGGTTCAGCTTCTCCGTCAGTAGCCGCGAGCAAAACTCCTTGATGGCGGTGGGCTCCATTCCTCCGACGTGGCCATGGCGCCCGTACTGATATAAATTATACCACAGCTCTGTTACCCGGTTGGTGTACCGCTCGCTCGCCGGCACGTTTTCCTCGGTGCTTACTGGCAGGTTTGACGGCCGGCCGGTGAAGCTGATCCGGAGTATGCCCTTTCCCCATTCCGATTCGATGATATCAGCCAGCGCTGACTGCGTGCCGGATGTGTCCATGGCGAAGTTCTCCGGCTGTATTCCCCTGGAATCGCATTGCTCCTTCACCTTCCTGGCCGTGGAATACGATAGCGGCTCAATACTGCTCATCTCCATGGGGATGTCGACGTTCTCCGCAAACTCAATCTTCCAGGCGCCTGTCTTGTCCTTTCCCACCTTGGCGAAGCTCAACACGCACCTGTCGCCGCCTGTAGAAAACGATGGGTCAAGCCCGGCAACCATGATCCAGTCGCGCTCCCACTCCACCTTGTCGATCATGCCGTGCTTGACGAAGAACGATTCGCTGAAGATGGTCCGGAGCAATCCTTCTGGTGGGATGAATCCTATCGTTTGGCTCCAGAACCTGGGGCTGTTCTCGCCATACCACTTAACGCGCTGGTCGATGTCGGCTTGTTTTATCAGGTATGGATACTTCTTGGCGCCGTTGGGCTCTACTACCGCCGGGCTCTTGCGGCCGTCAAAAAAAATGCAGCTTCCCCATTTGGTCTTCCATTCTTCCATGCTCGGGTTGATCGAATCCCAGCCGGCGATCGGTTCGCTGTATCTGCCCAGTGGATCCAGCCGGCTCTCCGGGTTGCCTATCCCGATAAAATGGAAGTCCTCGCCGCCCTGCAGGTTGCTCACCGCCTCTACCGCGGCCTCCCGCGTTCCCTGCATCTCGTCCACAACCAGCATGTTTCTCCGGTTGTGCTTGCCCACCATGTTGCTCATGGCGTCCTTAATGCTGCCAATCAATACCGCTACCCCGAATATGCCGTTTTTGGTGTTCTCGTCGCCCAGTAGTATAGCCGTTTGACTTGCCTTGTACTCACCCGGGGGATGGTCCAGCGCCAGGTACATTCTGACGATCTCACCAAATATGCGCTGGATTAATGCAGGCCTGGTCGTGGAGCATACCGTGCAGGTCGTAATCATCGGTGCCGCCAGCCAGTGGACCAGCACTATCGCCGCGACGTCCGTTGACTTGCCGGCGCTGCTTGGACCCCACATCGTGAAGAAGCCCGTTGGCTCCGTGCAGAACGTTCTCGCTCTCCGCTCTGTCCAACTGTTCACACGGTATATCTTCTCCGGCCATAGGAGCCGCATCGATTCCAGCATCAACTGCGTCCGTTCCTCTCGGTCACCGTTTTGGATGATGTTCAGGGAATACGCGCCCAGTGAAAACATCACGTCCGGTGTGCCGTCAGGCAACGATATGCCGTGGCGCTGGATCATATTTTTAATCCTTGTCGCTAATTCTGCCGGCCATCGTTTGAATACAAATCACCTTGCCAATTCCCGTCACGAGTCCGGCGGCTTCGTCGAGCCGCATGGAAAAGTCCTGCCGGCAAGTCAATGAGCGAATCTGAACGCGGATTTTGTCCAATCGAACCCCACGATTCTTATTGTGAATCCAGCCTACGCGCATGAATGTCCCTTTGGCCGCAGTCATGAGCCAAATCCATTGTGTTTGCTGACGCTTCATTTCTTAACATTCCTCAAATGAAGACTCCAGGCAAGCCCTGGGTTCTGTTTTCCCAGAGCAGTTAGACCGCCCATGTTCGCCACGGCATCGCGGAGCATCTGATTTTCTTCCTCGAGGGACTTATTTGAAGGAGCCTCAAATATTCCGTCGGGGTAGAACAAATGATCTTCAACTTCCACAACCACCCCGAGTTTTTCCGATAATTCACGTGCATCCTGAAACATTTTATCCATGGACGTTCCGACGACTACGGATGCCTTGATGCGTAGACAACTGATTTTCATTTCCACACTCCTTTCCTAAATAATCCCAGCGTTATCTCTGTTGAAATGTTGCCGACTGCCTGGCAAACCTGTTCGGCTGATGAAAAAAAGCGGTTCTTTTTGCCATACGTCTGACCATTCTTTTGCCATGAAACAAAGAAGAGCGCCGCATGCGTGGCTTCATGGGTCATTACTCCGACACCAAGATGTTTCGGAAACACGATGACGCCCAAGTCCGGGCCACGCTCGTTCGCCCGCACAAACGCTCTAACACCATTCCGACCTTTCCCGGCACCACGTCCGTACATCTTCCGCACCACCCCCATGTCCTTAACCACCAGCACCGTAAAATACCCGCCCTTCTTTCGCCACTTACCATTCTTGTCCGGCCTGATCTTGAATTCAATCATGGCGTTGCCTCCGGTTTAGGCTCGTCTGCCTCCATTTGAAAGTGAAGGACAAGTTCTGCGCCGCGTCGTTCTGCAATAATGCGTTTTACAATGCTGCGCAAAAGTTCGGCGATGATAAATGGAACCTGGTCGTCAATTGTCTTTTTTGCTATCCCCACGGCGTCCACAACCGATCTCGCCACTTCCTTTTTAACTGCATCCTGTATGGCTTTTTCAAACGTTGTTTCCGTTTTCATCTCCGGGTTCCTTTCTTTGGGTTCCTATCTCGATCACCTTCCTGTCTGCCAGCGCATTCGCCTTGTCGCCTTCCTCGATGATCTTCGCCAATATATTAACCTGAATCTGCGGGCGTACATCCCCTGCCTTTGTCCCACCAAGTAGTCCCGCCAGCATCCCCTGCAGGTTCTTTAACGCACCGATCATCTCCGCAATCTCCGCCCCGTCGTTTGGGTTCAGTACCTTGATCCGGCGATGCACCTTGTCCAGCAGCGCTGTCGTACTCTCAATCAATTGCCGGTTCGATGATTCACGCCGGCTCACCATTAACTCGTCCAAATCCTTCAGGTCGTCCTGCTTGCTCAATGCGTCCTGGACTTCGCCCATCTGAAACTTCATCTCTAATTTGTCGCGCCACTTCTCCCGCGACATGCGGATCTGGATGGCACCAATCGTTATCCCATGCATCCTCGATAGCTCAGCCACTTTCCACACCCCGTCGTCGAAGTACGAATGGCGCACTGCGGTCCATTTGTCCTGCGGGTATGGGATGATCACACCCCCGCTTTTGCGTTTAGGTTTGTTGTCCATATTCTACGTTGTAACACATCGTAGCGTAATGTCAAGTCTGTAATAAATACGTACGTAAATGCACGAAAACGTGCGAGAGGTATATACGCTATGCCCCCCCGCCCGCGCGCGGGGGTGCCGGGGTGCTGTTTTGGGCGGGTGAAACGGGGGTAAAAAGAATGCTTTTTTGTGCCGTAAGTCGTTGATTGGCAGTTAGTAGTCATATCGCCTATTATGCGACCTGCGTTGCGTGCTATGTAGCTGACTATTTCGGTGGCGGCGTGAATAATAATTTCGCGGGGGTTGTGCTCGACGGTGTTCGACGGAAGTTCACGCCGGGATTGCCAACGGTCGGCGCTGGCCACAACGCTTCAACGGCCAACGGGTCGACGACAACGCGCTGTCCTCGACGGCGCTGTACCGGCCTCGCTCCACAACAATGCTCGTCGCTGGTCGCTTCGTGGTTTCGTGGCGTCGTCGTGCTCCGCTACTCGACGGGTCAACTGGTCACGCGGCTGGTGGCTTCGGTGGTTCAACTGTCACGCCGGCCACGACCGCTCGACGCCGGCTGTCCTGGCTCCGCTTCAACGCACAACGCGTCACGC